GTATTGGCCCAGAAACTGGTGATAATATTAATAAATATACTGAGCTATACATTATGCCCAGCCAGATTATGGAAATAAATTCTGGGGGTATAATGAAGCCAGTTGAATCCTATACAATACAATACAATGGCACTTATAAAATACCAGCCGAACAGATGTGCCATATAAAGGATTTCAACCCTTTTTATGATGGTACTGGATCTCATTTATATGGTCAATCACCTCTGAAAGCTGGTTTAAGATCTATGACTACTAACAACGAAGCGACAGAAAGCGGAGTTAAGTTCTTGCAAAACCAGACAGCCAGGGGTATTTTAATGAGTGAGGAAGGTGATTTAAATGAGGTACAAGCTCAACAATTAAAAGATAAATTCAGAAAGGATCACCAGGGATCAAAAAAAGCTGGTGATATTATTATAACTCCAAAGAAATTATCCTGGGTAAACTTTGGTTTAAATGCATCCGATATGAGTTTAATTGAACAATACAATGCATCTATAAAAGATTTATGTAATATCTACAATGTACCAGTAACATTATTAAATAATACTGAATCCAGCACATATAACAATGTCAAAGAAGCAAAAAAAGCATTATATCAAAATTGTGTTATACCAGAACTAATTAAGATCCAGGATGAATTAAATAGGTGGTTAGCTCCTATGTATGGTGAAAATATCTGTATTGAATTTGATTTTAGTGTAATTCCAGAGCTACAAGAAGAAACAGACAAAATTGTTGAGCAAATGAGTAAAGCATGGTGGCTAACTCCAAATGAAAAAAGGGCCGCAATGAGTTATGATCATGATGAAAATAATCCTATACTAGATGATTATTATATACCAGCAAATTTAATTCCAGCATCTGGTGCTGATATTGATATGCCAGATATTGTTGAAACACCGATTGATGAAATTGAGGTTAACGATGAATCTGAAATAAGTGAATAATGCCAACACCAAACCAAGGCGAAACAGAGAGACATTTTATTGCCAGATGTGTTATTGATGATGAAGCAAGAAGGGATTTCCCAGATGCGGACCAGCGATTAGCTTTTTGTTATTCTCAATATAAAAACAAAGATGAAAACTATTTAGATACTAAAACTTTTAAGCTATCTAAAAAATTTGGTGATGCCTGGAAAAATGCAAATGAAAAACAAAGATTAATTACTGAAAGGCGAAACACTAAAAGATTTACCGCATTTTATAATAAGCAATATAATCTAGCTATAAAAAATAAATTAGAATTAAACGATATTAGATATGGTGATTTATTTAAATACAATGATTTAAGAAAGCTATATGATGAAATGTATTTAGATACTGGATTGCATTTCGCTAAATGGTATGCTAGAACCTTTGATTTGTATATTGCCAAAGGAGTTAATCCAAAACAGTATTTAAACCAATGGCAATTAGCAATTATCGCCTATGCCCAAAAAAATACAGCCATGAATATAACTGGGGTTGCTAATACTGGTCGTAAAACAGCTATTAAAATTATACAGCGATTATTTCGAGATCCAAATTTTGTTACATTAGGAGCATCGGCAAAAGCCAGGTTATTAAGAAAACAATTAAAGGGTTATTCAAAATATCAAGCTCTGAGAGTAGTTAGAACCGAAACAACAAGGGCCGCAAACTTTGGAATCCAGCAATCCGCAACATCTGTTTTTGCTGGTAGGGATTTAATCAAAAGGTGGTCCACATCATTGGATGGTAGGGAACGAGATTGGCATGGTAGAGCTAACAACCAGGAACGACCAAAAAACGATCCATTTGTTGTTGGTGGTGAATATCTAATGCGGCCAGGTGAAGGATCCGCAAGAAATGTTATTAATTGTAGATGCTCCGCTGTTTATTTACCAGTAAAAGATGCCCAGACAATTAATCAATTAGAAGGCATGAACTTTGGTTTAGCTGGATCAACTGTTTTAGATGGTGTATCTGTTGCTAATGTTATGCGAGATATAAACAATGCTGTTGGATCTACATTAGTTAGTGGGGTTGCTAATACATTAAAAGAATTAAGAAAACAATTGACAAAAACATTTGATGATATGGGTTATTCTACGACTAGAGTGGCATTTCCAAAATCATTATCATTAAACACATTAAATGATGTAACTAAAAAAATTACTAGTTTAATTGATAAATATAAATATCGTAATAATGGGCCAATGTCAATGATATTTAAATCTACCAGGACAGTTTATGGAAAAGTAGGAAGGTTGTATAATAGGCAAGGCATAGTCGGTACAAAAATAAATTTAGGTGATCAATTAACTAAATATAATCAACATAGAAGGGGTTACAATTTAGATAGAAAAGGTTTTGATATGAGAGGATTTTCTCATGTTGATGAAAGTAATTTACTTTATACAACTCCAGTACATGAAATGGCCCATGTTTTAAGTTCAAGCCGAGTTGTTCAATATTTAGGAACTGATCAAAATGCTATGAGATTCTGGAATGAAATGAGGGCATTAAATAAAGAATATTATACTAGCTTAAGTAATTTTCGAACTGCTGGTAATGCCAAAGGTTATAATAAAATATATTTAGGTAGTTACAGCCGAACAAATGTGGATGAATTTTTTGCCGAAGCATGGACAGAGTATCATTTAAGTTCAACCCCATCCAAGTATGCTAATATGGTTGGTGAATTAGTAAATAAATATTATGCAAAATAAACAAGATAATTTTATATGTGTTAAATGCCAACATTTTAGAATGTTAAGCGGTGGGTGTGATGCTTTTCCAGATGGCATACCAGATGAAATATTAGAAAACAATAAACATAGTAAACCTATAAAAAGTCAAAATAATAAGATAGTATTTAAAAAGGGCCAGTCATTAGAGTGGTTAAGAGCTGAAAATAATGGTTAATTTTAATTTAGTAATTTTGTAAAAAAGTATAATTATGGATTTTATGTACAAAGCGGCTCCAATTGGTGAGCAAGTTATTGATTATGATGAAAAAAATGGTATCGTAAAAGGTTATGGATCTTATTTTGATAATAAGGATTCGGACCAGGATATTATAAGAAAGGGAGCATATTTGAAAACTATCCAGGAAAATGGCGAAAGGGTTAAATATTTATATCAACACGATATGATGCAACCTATTGGAAAAATGAAGGAATTATATGAGGATGCAAAAGGATTAGTATTTGTTGCGGAAATTCCTAAAACTCAATTAGGAAACGATGTAATGGAGCTGATGAAAGCTGGAGTAATAACAGAAAATAGTGTTGGTATTATGCCAATAGTAAAAGAAAATAAAGGCGATTACAGAGAATTAAGAGAAGTAAAACTTTACGAAATTAGTGCTGTAACATTGGCCGCAAATGATCAAGCTAAAATCCTGGATGTAAAAGGAATGGCAAATATTGATCAAGTTTACAAAAGATATGATAATATCTGTAAGCTATTAAGAAAAGGCAATATCTCTAATGATATGGGATATGCCCTAGAATCTGAAATATTAAAACTAAAAACATATTTTATTAATGCTACTCAGCCAAGTGAAATTACTGAGCCAGTCGAAAACATGGTACAAGAAGTTGATATTTACAAATATTTAATTAACAAACTTTAAAAAAATTCTATTAAAATGGATGAAAATGTAAAAAATCAGCTTGACCAATTAGGCGATATTATCGATGCTAAATTGGAAAAAGCTCATGGACAAGCAGTCGATTCAGCGACTGGTAAAGCAGATGATGCACTAAAAGGTGANATCAAAAACTTAACACAAAAATTTACTGAACGTATGGATGCTATNGAAGTATCTAGCAAAAAAAGATTTGAAGCTAATAAAAGAGAGGACAAATCATTTGGTGGCAACTTAACTAAAGCTATNAAAGAAGGTGCATTAGATTCAATGAGAAATGGATCTAACAGATCATCAATGTTTGATATTAAAGCGGATATGACTGTTGCGGCNGATTTTACTGGTGATGTAATNCCACCACAAAGAATCCCAGGATANAAATTTGATCCTACAACTCCACAAAATTTAAGACAACTAATTCCTATTGGTTCAACNAATAGCGATGTTGTTAGATATGTAAAAGAAAGTGGATACAGCAATGGAGCAGCGGCAAAAGCAGAGGGTGCAACACTAGGTCAATCAGATTTTGATATGACTGCTACTGATGCGAATGTTAGAAAAATTGGAACGTATTTAAGAATTTCAGATGAAATGCTACACGATACACCCCAAATTTCTAGCTACCTATCAGCTAGAGTACCAGCTAAACTAATGGAAGTTGAGGATGACCAGATTTTAGGTGGTTCTGGAATAGCTCCAAACTTAGATGGTTTTTATAACTCTGGAACTAACTTTGATGTTTCAGCTAATGGTAAATTTTATCATTCAATTGAATCAGCAAATGAATTTGATGTACTTGTAGCGGCAATCAATCAATTACAGATTGCTAACTACAAAGCTGATTATATTCTATTAAACCCAACTGATTTTCACAAAATCTTATTGTTAAAAGATACAACTAACAATTACATTAAAGATCAAGTTTATCAAGGGTTACAACCAAATTTCTTAGGTGTACCAATCGCTGTTAATAACGAAGTTAATGCTGGAACTTTTCTAGTCGGAAACTTTGCTCAAGCGGCTCAATTATGGGTTAGAGATAACGTATCTGTTGAGTTCTTTACAGAGGATGGAACTAACGTGAGAGATGGTTTTGTTACTGTTAGAGTAATGGAAAGAGTTGCATTAGCAACATACTTGCCAAATGGTATTATAGATGGAACTTTCAGTACTGCGAAAGCGGCACTAGAAACTGCATAATAATAACCATTATTATAATTAAAGGGGTATTTATTACCCCTTTTTTTATGGAGTAAAGTGAAATAATAATAAAATAAATGCAAAATATATTTGGTATTTAAAAATATTCTTTTATATTTGTGTAAACAAACAAAAAAAATTATTATTATGAAAAATTCACTTTATGCCCAGCTTCCAACTAAAATTAATAATGAAACTACTGAGGATGTTTTATTTAATATTATTAGTAATATTTCAGATTTTCAATCTACTAATGTAATGCCATTAGATAGTCAATTACAACTTAGTAATTTAAAAGAATATATTTCATCTTATAGATCTATGGTTAAAAATAAAATCAGACAAGAAAACAGAGATAGATTAATTAGAAACCAATAAAAACAATGGGGGTGTAATAACCCCCTTTCAAAAACTTATTATTATGAAATTAAATTTAAAAAAAGTAAATACAGTAAAAGCATTAGAAAAACAAGGTTATTGTACAATTCATCAAAATTCATCATACTG